CAATGGAATGAGTTCATGCGACTACGTTTGTATGCTAGAGGAGAGCAATCCGTAGCAAAATACAAAAACGAATTAGCAATAGATGGCGATTTAAGTTATCTTAATTTAGACTGGACACCCCTACCTATAATACCAAAGTTTGTCGACATCGTGGTTAATGGAATGTCAGACAGACTTTTTAAAGTTAAAGCATATGCTGAGGACGCATTGTCAGCTGAAAAAAGAAATGAGTTTCAAGAAATGATAGAAGGTGAAGTTTTGGCTAAACCTTTGTTTCAACAAATAGATCAAGATTTTGGAGTTAATGTTTTTCAATCAAAAGAAGACGAGCTACCAGAAAGTGACGAGGAGATGGAGTTGTTTATGAATATGAAATACAAACCAGCCATTGAAATAGCTCAAGAAACAGCTATTGATACATTAATGTCTGAAAATCATTATAATGATATTAGAAGTAGAGTAGATTATGATTTAACAACTATTGGAATTGGAATAACAAAACATGAATTTCTACAAGGATCAGGAGTTAAATTAGATTATGTTGACCCTGCTAATGTGGTTTACAGTTATACGGATGATCCTTATTTTAAAGATTGTTTTTATTGGGGAGAAATTAAAACAGTTCCTATGACGGAACTAATTAAAATTGATCCAGACTTAACAAATGACGATTTAAATCAGATTGCTAAATACAGTCAGTCATGGTATAATTATTTTAACAACGCTCAGTTTTATGAGAACAGTATGTTTTATAGAGATACTGCTACGTTAATGTATTTTAATTATAAGACAACTCATTCATTTGTATATAAAAGAAAAAAATTAGCAGACGGAACTTATAAAACTGTAGAAAAAGACGATCAGTTTAATCCACCACAAGAAATGATGGATGAGGGGAATTTTGAAAAAATAACTAAAAGGATTGATGTTTGGTATGAAGGTGTTATGGTTATGGGAACCAACATTGTTTTAAAATGGAAACTTGCTGAAAACATGGTAAGACCTAAATCTTCCAATCAATTTGCAATGCCTAATTATGTGGCAGCGGCACCTAGAATGTATAAAGGAGGGTTGGAGTCTTTAGTAAAAAGAATGATTCCATTTGCTGATTTAATACAAATGACTCACTTAAAAATACAACAAGTTGTTTCTAGAGTTGTGCCAGATGGTGTGTTTATAGATGCAGATGGTTTAAATGAAGTTGATCTAGGGACTGGAAACGCATATAATCCTGAAGATGCTTTAAGATTGTATTTTCAAACAGGTAGTGTAGTTGGACGTAGTTATACTCAAGATGGAGAGTTTAATAACGCTAGAGTTCCTATAACTCAATTAACTTCTAATAGTGGAGCTAGTAAAATGCAAATGTTAATTGCAAATTACAATCATTATTTAGATATGATTAGACAAGTTACTGGACTAAACGAGGCGAGAGATGGTTCAACACCAGACCCTAATTCATTGGTGGGTATTCAAAAACTAGCAGCTTTAAATTCCAATACCGCAACACGACACATATTACAAGGTAGCTTGTATGTTACTAGAACAATAGCGGAGTGTTTATCAATAAGAACAGCTGATATATTAGAATATGCTGATTTTAGAGATGAGTTTGCTATGCAGATAGGAAAATATAATTTAAAAATTCTAGAAGATATTAAAGATTTATACATGTATGACTTTGGGATATTTATAGAAATGGCTCCAGATGAAGAGCAAAAAGCTATGCTTGAGCAAAATATTCAAATGGCACTTTCTCAAAAAGATATTAGTCTTGAAGACGCTATAGATATTAGAGAGCTTAATAATCTTAAAATGGCTAATCAACTTCTTAAATTAAAACGTAAAACTAAACAAGAAGCCGAGCAAGCTCAAAGACAACAAGAACAACAGATGCAAGCTCAAATGCAAATGCAAGCGCAGCAAGCAAAATCTCAAGGTGAGATGCAGAAAATACAGATGGAGTCTCAGGCTAAAATACAATATAGACAAGCTGATGTGGCTTTTGAAATTGAAAAACTTAAAAATGAGGCTGAACTTAAAAAACAACTTATGCAGACTGAGTTTGAATATCAGATGCAATTAAAAGGTTTAGAACAATCTAATTTAAGCCAAAGAGAACAAGATAGAGAAAAAGCAAAAGACAGCAGAGTAAGTTTACAATCTACAGAGCAGTCTAAATTAATAGAACAAAGAAAAAACAATTTACCTCCTATTAATTTTGAATCTAACGAAGATAGTTTAGATGGTTTTGATCTTGCTGAATTTGAGCCTAGATAGGCTAAAAAAATCACAGAAATATTGTTTAACTTTATATAAAATTTAATTAAATGGAAATAAAAGTAAAAGACCTTGGATTGGTTGAAGAAAAATCCCGTGCTGAAGTTGAAGAGCAACTTTTAAAAAAGCATGAAGAAAAGTTTGAAGACACTCCACGACAACAAGAAGTTGCGGAAAAAGTTAATACAAATGAACCTGTTCAGGAAGAGAACTCTGAACCTGTTGAAAATAAAACTCCATCATCAGAGTTAAATGATGAAAACGTTCTTTCTTATATTAAAGATAGATATAACAAAGATATAAATTCAGTTGATGAACTTTTTGCGGAAAAAGAGGCAAATGAACCATTACCTGAAGATGTGTCTGCGTATTTAAAGTACAAAAAAGAAACCGGTAGAGGTATAGAAGACTTTTATAGATTACAAAAGGATTATACTGATATGGATGAAAATTCTGTACTAGCTAACTATTACGCTTCAACTGAAGAAGGGTTGGACGAAATAGATATTCAAGATATTATTGAAGATAAGTTTGATTTCGATGAAGAAATTGATGATCCGAAAGATATTAAGAAAATCAAGTTAGCAAAAAAACGAGAACTTGCGAAAGCTAAAAAGTTTTTGAATGAACAAAAAGATAAATATAAAGTTCCTCTTGAGTCAAGTGGGGATGGGTTGTCTGCTGATCAACAAGAAAATTTAAATGCTTATAAGAGTTACATTGATGAATCTAAATCTATCAAAGAGCAAACCACTAAAAGGTATGATTATTTCTTAAATAAAACCAACGAGGTTTTTAACAACGATTTCAAAGGTTTTGATTTCAAGGTTGGAGAAAATAATCTTACTTTTAAACCAGGTACAGCTGATGAGCTTAAAAACGTTCAAAAGGACGTTACTAATTTTATCAATAAGTATATGGATGATAAAGGTTTAATTGCTGACGCAAAAGGCTATCACAAAGCTTTATCCGTTGCAATGAATCCTGACAAGTTTGCTCAATTTTTTTACGATCAAGGTGTTTCAAACGCTGTAGATAATGTTTCTAGAAAATCTAAAAACATAAATATGGACATGAGACAGGCTCCTCAATCCGTTTCTAAAGACGGAATGAAAATAAGGCCAGTAGGGAATACTGATAGTGGAAGAGGACTCAGAATTAGAAGTATTAAAAAAAGTTAAACTAAAAAAATTAAAAAACAATGGCAGTAAATTTAACCCCAGGTTTTGACTTACAACCAAGTGCACAACAAGTGCCTGTAAGTACAAACTACATTACTAACTTTGATTTCTTGAATCAGTATCTACCAGATACTTATGAAAAAGAATTTGAAAGATATGGTAATAGAACAATTGCATCATTCCTTAGAATGGTTGGTGCTGAAATGCCTTCCAATTCTGACCTTATTAAATGGGCAGAACAAGGGAGATTACATGTAAAATATCAAAACGTAGCATCAGCTGGTGCAGCAGGAGACCTTACAGGTGTTTGGACTATTCCAGGTGTCGGAGCGGCTCCAGGTGTAGCACCTAACAGCCCTACTAACTTCAACCCACAATTAAACGCAAATGGTCAAAACCTTGCAGCTTTAAGAGTTGGACAAACGGTAATGATTAGCGATAACACTCCAGGATCTTCTTTATCTAATAAAGGGATTGTAACAGTAGCTCCAACATCAGCTAATCCTGGCGATATAACAATCGCTTATTATGAAGCAGGCGGTCAAGCAATGATAGCAGGTGCATTATGTGATATATTTATATATGGATCAGAATTCAATAAAGGAACTCTTGGAATGCAAGGGTCTAACGAATCTGATGACTTAATTTTTGACAACAAGCCGATTATAATCAAAGACAAATATTCTGTTTCTGGTTCTGACATGGCTCAGATTGGATGGATTGAAGTAACAGGTGAAGACGGCGTAAGCGGATACCTTTGGTATTTAAAGTCTGAGCATGACACAAGATTAAGATTTGAAGACTATTTAGAAACGGCTATGCTAGAAGCAGTACCAGCAGCAGCTGGATCTGGAGCTGGAGACTTTTTACAAGGAGCAGCAGCTCCTGGAGGATCTTTAGCAAACCTTAACGGATCTGACGGTGTATTCTTTGTAGTACAAAACAGAGGAAATGTTTGGGGCGGTGGTAACCCACAAGTTCTTGGACAGTTCGATAGCATCATCCAAAGATTAGACAAGCAAGGATCAATTGAAGAAAATGTAATTTTCGTAAACAGAGAATTCTCTTTTGATATTGATGATATGCTTGCTGCTCAAAACTCTTACGGAGCGGGTGGTACATCTTATGGTCTTTTTGACAATGATAAAGACATGGCTTTAAATCTTGGATTTACAGGATTTAGAAGAGGTTATGATTTTTACAAGTCTGACTGGAAATACCTTAACGATCCTACTATGAGAGGTGACGTTGTTGGTGGAGCAATCAATGGTCTATTAGTACCAGCTGGTTCAACTACTGTATACGATCAAATCTTAGGTAAGAATGCTAAGAGACCTTTCTTACATGTTAGATATAGAGCTTCAGAAACTGAAGACAGAAGATACAAAACTTGGATTACTGGTTCTGCCGGTGGAGCAAGAACTTCTGACTTGGATGCAATGGAAGTAAACTTCCTGTCTGAAAGAGCTGTATGTACTTTAGGTGCAAACAACTTTTTCTTATTCCAAGACTAAATTGTTACATAAATTTTACCCTCGTTTTAAAGACGGGGGTAATATTTATTATTATTAAATCAAATTAAATTATATTATTATGAAAAAAAACGCTACCCTAGTTACAAAAGCATATAAATTAATGAGAGAAGAAAGACCTCTCGCTTATATGTTATCCTCAAGACA